GAAATTTGTTGTAATGGGGTATTTTGATATTCAGGATACTCATGTTCACAATCATGTGAACATGTACTTTCATATAAACAATGAAGTGGGATAGGTGCCTCAACTGTATATATAACTTTTGCTATAACTGGTACAGGCATAACAGTAGTACAACACAGATTTCCTCTTGCAAGTCGCGATCTAACAGACATATCTACTATTTCGAATAATAAAATACCATTATATTTGAATGAAATAATTTATTTAAAAGTATCTATCATTTTATACTATTAAATAATAGAGAATGGACTGGTCTGATTTCCCAGCACAATTAGCATTTATATTAGTTATGCTCGCTATTATCATTTTTTTCACTGTAAAAATAATGTCATCAACCCCATTTTATAATTATTTTTCAGAAGGATTTTTTGGAGGTGTTGCTCGTGGTTCAGGAGAACCTGATAGCCTCCGGACTTTACCTGAAGGTTCGGAACTGTTAGATATATTAACAAGTGGCGGAGCCGCCTCTACTCCACCAGGAATATCAGATGCTTCTTCCGATTATAGCGAATTGAAACTCATTCTTAGTAAATTAGGTTCATTAAAGAAGGATTTATTATCACCAAGTGGAATTGTCAATGCAACTCGCTATCAGGCATTTGAGACAGCACATGACCGCATTAATGTTGCGGAAGTGTGCGGAATGTGCCTTACACAAAGCATTCCAGCACGAGATTTGGACATTGTCTTTGCCACATGGCGCGATCGCGGACACGTCCTTTTACGAAAACTATGTACCGAGGCTAATTTAACAGAAGCACAAGTTGTGCAGTTAGAGAAGAAATTTAACATGCTATGGGAAGATGTTTATGAAATTTCAAAGAGCCGCTGCCTCAAGACCGATTTTAGCAAACAAAATGGCGGTTCGACAGGCGGTGATGTGGGTGCATATGAACCCACCCAACTACATGATTTACGCAGCTACGAATACAAATATGGCGGATTATCTGCAAGTGGATGGAATGGTGCTGTATAATTTACTTTATTTATATTTTAAACATTATATTCATACCATACAATGATATGAATATAATACATTTCACAAAAGACGCCTTTTAGCAGAAAGAAACCTTTTAGCAGAATTGGCAATTACTCTTGGGGCAGCGGCATCGTCGCATCTCCATTCCACAACGATTGCATGATGGCTTGCCGCATGTATCACATTGACCACAGTTTTGTCCTCCACAACTAACACCTGATGCTCTTGCAGGCCAATTTGCATACACAATGTATACCACCATAATAATAAATAGAAAGGTGAAAATAGCTAACAATAACATTTCTATTTATTATTTTTATTATATTTTTATTAAATTACTATTTATTTAGCATTTTACCAATGAAATAAAAAGAATCAGTCCAATAATTTGCCAGACCGATTGAACCGGGCGAGCAAAAGTAAATAGTTCTGCAACGGTGCTGTTCCACAAATACTTTCCTACAAATGCAATAATTAGCAGCGAGAGAACAAGTGCCAAAATAGATGCTACCACATCCTTATACATATCCTTCTTCGATCCGGACATATCAGACATACATCCAATTCCAGCACGGCACAGATCCTTCAACATTTCTATGTATTAATCTGTTTTTTCATACTGAATTGATTCCTTAATAATTACTTCACGATGCTCCTGAATATATTTCATCAATTCAATCGCTTTTTCTTCCGATTGAAGATGTTCTGCAACAAGTTTAGACATATTCTTCTGACCCAGACTCGCCTGACGCTTTTGTTTTGTAAATAGCACACGACCTCCTGAATTCTTTAGATCCAGTGCACCAATATTATGACTCTTCATCACTCGAACAATAATTTCCTCCAATGCCTTCATTTTCTTTGTACGCTCCCTTACAATATCTCTCACCTCATCATTTGCCATTTTTAGTTTGCGCCATTCAATAATAGAATGTGTTAATGTTGTCAACTCATTTTCATGTGGAGAAATCAATTGATTTTCTTCACCAGATGGCCAATCATACGATGGTTGTGATGCCATGTTATTGTATAATGATTGCTATCAAGGTTTAAATGCCTTATATCGATATATCTTATAAATCAAAATATCCTATAAATTTGAATTTACAAACTCAAATAAAATGGATACTATCATGTCCTCTACTAAAATGTCTTCTAATGCGATGTCTTCTACCGAAATCATGGCACATGATATTATATATGAACTATGGTATTCTGTAGCGGAAACTATCTTTCAACGAGTTTGTTCCATAACTGAATTAGATGAAGAACAAATTGATGCACTTCGCAAAGCCGCGCTTCGTCCAAATGATTTTCAAATCCAAGTACTATAAATTGTTTATATAGTACTATATAGTGCTCCTTACGTAAAAAATAATTTTACTCTTTCTCTGATTTGCCCTCTACAAATATAGCAAGTTGTATTCTGTTTTTTCGTACAATTTCCACAAAAAGTATGACCGCATGGAACAATTGCGCTTGAAATTGGCTCCAATAGACAAATCGTACATTGTGGCTCTGCAGCGGGCTGTAATAGATTTGATGCAGAAATAACTTGACGACAAATATTCCATTTCTTATATTCTTCCACTAATGCCTTATATATATTCTCAAATTGAGAGGATTCATAAATCTGACTTGTATATTTTGTAAATGCTTCTATCAATTCAGGCAGAGCTTCATTATTTGATAAACAAGTAACGATTTGAGTACGATTATGTAATTTATCTAACATTTCCATTTTCTGGAATAAATTTGTTTCTAATCGAATCACCTCTTCTCCTATCGCCCGATATTGATGAAAGATCCATCGCAATTGCTTCATAAAATCATCTATTTTTCCATCCCCTTGCAGCTTCTGTATACCCTCATTTAATTCAGTAATTACATGACTCATAGACATATCCAAATGTAAATCTTTTAATAATTGATGTGTGGTATGCCCTTTTATGGTTGGAGGCTCTCGGCCATATTTATGAAATATAGCATCTGCCGAAGTAATCATTTGTGGCAATTTTTCAGGATGCGTCATAAATAAAAATAGTTCATTATTATGTTTGGTAATTAATTCTTTTAACTTTTTCTTAGCAGCATGTGTATGTGTATAGGCAATGTCTTCTACCATTGATTTAATTTCCAAACAATGTTTTGATAAAATAGTTGTAACTGTCGACTTATATTTTCCTGGTATATAATCTTCTGCCAATTCTGGAAGGGATTCTTCCATATTATGATCCCATTCCAGTGGCACATATTCTACACTATTTTGTGCTATTGCACTGTGCGCTATTGCACTGTGCGCCATCACCCTATTACATTCATTTATCCTTTCTTTTATTATTTATACACGTGATAAGGCCGGACAACAATTTATGGAGAACCTTGTCTATCCATATATTCCATATGATCCACATATTCTTTTGCGGAGAATACATAACCTGGCATGGCAACTACAACACCTTTTGATTTCAGAGGAACAAGTTCTCTTTCAGTTATTGTTGGATCTGTATAATCCCCACCTTTTGTGCGATTTTGTTTTATACGATTACATATGATACGCTTATTGCAATAAGTGCTACGATGTTTACTACGTCGAGTGCTACGTCGAGTGCTACGTCGAGTGCTACGTCGAGTGCTACGTCGAGTGCTACGTCGAGTGCTACGTCGAGTGCTACGTTGAGTGCTACGTTGAGTTTTTGTTTTTCTATGAATTCCTTTCCGACTTTTTAGCATTCTATTAAAAATAATGATTATTTTCTTATATTTATTGGATATATACAATTCGCTTGTTCTGTTGTTTTGCATATTCTTCTAGCACATGTCTCTTAGTATATCCTTTTAATACTTTGATGGACCGCGCAGATAAATAGGCTGCAATGACTTTATCATTATCTTTTATTTCCAACAGTTGCTGTGGTTCTTCTTTTTGATGGAAAGTAGGAAGAGGCGTACATGATGTAATGTTATACATTTTTAATTCAGACGGAGGAATAAGCTGCTCGATATAAATAGGCTCTCTCATCGAGCGAGAGGGTGGTGCAGGACACGAAGCCGTCAAATGGCCGTATTTTGCACAATACGAACAATAACGACTATTGCGAATAGGGCATTTAAATTCGGGATGCTCTACTGCAAAATCAATAAGAATATCCTTGCAAATGCTACACATGTTTCGATACTTTTTTCTATGCGATATACGATTTCAATTTTATTTCTGAAATTAAAATAGATGTCATCCGATCACATTCATTTCTTTTTGAATCTTCGTAATCAAATTAAATTGCACCATTGGCAAACTCGTATCTATGCCAGACATGTCGCTACCGATACGATAGTAGAGAAACTTGATAAAAATATTGACGCTTTCGTAGAAGTTTATATTGGAAAATACAATCGCCCCAAATTATCTGGAAAAAATGCTATCATTACTCTTCATAATATGACCGAGCCAGGAATCAGTCGCTTAATTAACGCCGCCATTCGGTACTTACAAGGCTCTCTGACTAAATCACTACAGCCATCAGATACTGATTTATTTAATCTTCGTGATGAAATGATTGCTGATTTACATCAGCTCTTGTATCTTTTTACATTACATTAAATATGTATATAATGAAACACCATATTGGATATATCCAATGTCGTGTATCATATAATGAGTTGATTATAGGGGAAAGGGTACAATCCAACGCAAAGGACATGTTGCACCAACTGTAATTGTATAGGGGGTTGTTGTTGTATCAACATCATAGGTTTGCGTATAAGCCATTGCCATCAGATCAAAACGATACAAGCGATTCACCAATGCTACACTTGCTTTATAATTATTTAATTCTGTGTAATCGGCAAATGAATAATAAATGGGGCCTCTTGCGGTTCCAGGATTATCAATATATGTAAGATATGCATTTGAATTATATGCATATACTCTTTGAAATAAATCAAGCTGTGTTTGATAGGTACGCATTTGTGATTCATTCATTGTTGTAAGCAATGGCGTTAATGGTACATTTTGTTGATTATATATATCAAAGCTAATTCCATAGATAACATCCACACTCACTGTTAAATAGGGCCATATTATATTTGTTGTACCAAAATCAGCATAATACTGTTTAAAGTCTGGATTTTGTTCGAGATAACCTGATAGTCCAGATAATGTATAAAATGATGGAGGTGGAATCGAGCAATCATATGGAAAAGGTGAAAATGATGGACCTCCTGTTACTGTAAAAATATATTGAGAATTTGGAATTTCTCTAATTCCATAGGTTGCTACATTTTGGGCTAACTGATTTGGCTCTGCAAATGCAACTGTATTATATAAATTATAAATGGCAGGAGGGCTGGAAAAGGCTGATGCTTCGGCTGTTGCTGCAAAT